TGCAGTTCTTGAAAGTACTTCTCCTGAAGCTATTCGAGGACTCCCCTCCACACAACTCAAAACAGGTTTATTCGAAAAGAAAACTGTGATTGATAACAACTTTAATCACATTATGGAAATTTCAGATTTTGTTCACTCTCAAAATCGAACTAGAATATCAGAAGGAATCTTGTTTAATTCCGTATTTGAAACCACAAAAGCTCCCGCTCGTTTGGGTTACTTTGATGGCGACCATGTCGTTAACAAAGCAATTCAAAAATATCGGGGGGTTAGTACTGCTGTTTCTAAGAATAAACAAGATCTCTTTGGTTCAGCTCTTTTTTACAGTTTTGCAAAAACCGTGAAATTAAAGAGTTTGATATTCAAACATCAATACGAGGAATTGAGGAAAATGACTTTGTGAGAGCAATCAATCGAAGTTCAAGCCCTGGCTATCCTTTCATTAAATTGAAAGAATTTGGCTCTACGGGCAAAACCTCTTTTCTCGGTGAGAACCTCCATTTTATTTATGATAATCCAATTCTTTTGAAATATATCAATGAATATAAAGAATGTGTTTAGCGTAATGAAAGGCCAGTGTGTCTTTTTACTTCAACTGCAAAGGACGAGTTGCGTACGCTTGAAAAAGTGAATGCAGGAAAAACTCGTTGTTTTGCAGCAGCTCCACTTCATTTTGTAGTCATGTTTCGACAGCAATTTTTGGATTTATTCGCAAATATAATGGAAAATCGCATAAACAATACTTCTTTGGTAGGAATTAATGTTTATGGCAGAGAGTGGGATTTGGTGGTTCATCGATTAACTCGTGTATCTCATCCAGCTGAAAAGCAATTTTTAGCTGGTGATTTTACGAATTTTGATGGAACATTGAATCGTGATTTGCTTTGGTGTATATTTGATTTTATTGAATCTCAATATGATCGAAATTCGCAATTAAGCAACGCTCTTTGGACTGATATTACCAGTTCTCTTCAACTTTTTGGTAATTCAGTCATCGAAGTCTCAAATGGTCAACCATCAGGAAATCCGGGTACAGCAATTATTAACACTCTATATAATGCTGGACTCATGTTTCTTGTGCTTTCTGAAGTTTTGAGTGATCTCGCGCAAGCGGCTGAAACTCAAAGTAAACAGAAGGAAATTGGCGCAATTCGTCGGAATTTATACCAACATTTTTCTCCCATGTTTTATGGTGATGATAATTTGATGGCTTTTTCTGCTGAATTTTGTAAATTTGTTGACCCGCGTTTAATTACATTGAAAATGAAAACTTTCGGACATATTTATACATCAGATCTAAAGGACACTTCAGATCTACAATATCGAACGCTGTATGATGTTAGCATCTTGAAACGCCGTTTTGTTTATGACAAAATTTTGCGTTCCTGGTTTGCTCCTCTTTCTCTTGAATCGATTTTAGAACCATTAAATTGGGATAAAGTTGATCCACGACAAGAAGAAGAGAAAAAACTTCAAGCTGCATGTAATGCACGCACAGCGATTCGAGAATTGTCAATGCACGATGTATCTACTTTTTCGTCTTTTAAGAGGAAAATTATAGATCAATGTGTGTTGCATGATATTAAATTAGAACCGGATTGTTTCCAAAATCAAGAAAATTTACGCCGAGACTTAAAGAACCTCGAACAACCCTCCATGGATTTGCGCTCTGTGGTAGTAACTAGCAAAATGGGAGAAGTATTTACTTCGAGCGCCCAGGATTGTAATGATCCAATAGACTCATCTCATAGTGTTAAGCATTGGTCTGCGCTTTCCACTTAAATCAAGGACTTCTCAAACAGAAACTCAAGAAAAC